ATCGACAGGATGCATGGATATGCCAAGCAGGATAAGAACGAGATCCTCAGCTTTGGGACCAGAGTACACAATGCAATCGAGAACTGGAATCTAGGCAATTACAACGAGGCTGAAGATCCAGAAATATTTCCATACTTAGACACCTACATAAGATGGGCACAGAAGAACCTCAAGCGAGTGATTGCAGCAGAGAAGACTGTTGTTAATAAGAAGCTAGGCTACGGAGGTACAATTGATCTGATTGCTGAAGTTAATGGGGTCAGAGGTGTGTGCCTAATTGATTACAAGACACAACGCTGGAACGCTGAAAAGAAACCATCTTTCCACGATTCATGGGTGTGGCAGTTAGCTGCATATAGAAAGACAATGAGGCCAAATCCTAGCTGCATAAGTCTGGTAATAAGTGCCACAGATCCTAGACCAGTCATTGAGAAAAGATGGTCACCATCTGAGCTGCAAGCGGCATGGAGGCTATTCTGTGCAGCAACTACAATTTGGCAAGAATCAAAGAAATACACTCCTAATCATGAGTTTAATAAACCAAGCAATAACTGAGGAAGAGGCTAAAAGAATGGGTGGTGTGGCAATATCGTTTCCATGCCGCCAGCAAGATGAACTGTGGATAATTAATAATATGATAAAAGATTTAGAAAGAAACGGAGACAAGTGGGTGGTTGTTAAATCTGTCTACAAGACACGAGGTAGCACTGGAAACTTTGGATCGCCTGCATTGGAACTATGGAAACTGAACTGAAGCTATATCCAGTTGTGCCACCAGGATCTAACAGAGAACTAAGACTGTTGGCTGAGGCAGCAAGCGAGTACTGGGATATTCCACTGGATGATCTTAAAAGCAGGACGAGAACAATAGACATGGTTTGGCCTAGAAACGTATGCATGTTTATAGCAAGAGATGCAGACTACACATTCAACGCAATTGGTTCTTATTGGAACAGAGATCATGGCACTGCAATACATGCTATCAACATGGTCAAAAACCTCAGAGAGACAAGACCTGCATACGACAAACAATTTAGACAGTTTGCACTGTTCGCTAAGAACTACATCAAGAAGAGAAGAACACCATGAAGAGACGCTATGACATCATGCCAGTAGACTACATAAGTGACGATTATATGATCTATTTCTGGCATGTAAAAAAAATAAAAACTACAAGAAGAGAAAGACATCACTGTAGAAAAATATAAAAACTACATTGGGAAACAACTGATAAACAATAACTTAGATGCATTTATTTCGTAATAATAGTAATAGTAGTAATAGTATATATATATCTATATATATTAATACTCTCTCTACTATCTCTATTATTGCAACTATAGCTACAGTCTAGATAACTATGAAAATATTATCATCCAAAGAAACCTACTCCTACAAGCTGCAACTAGAGACAGTCAGAGAGCAGATGAAACAGATCGAGGAGAATGGAGTGTACGACATTGCTGGCAATGTGATCAGGAAAGAAGACAAAGAACAGTACAAGCAGTTGAAGGCTATGGAGCATCACCTGCGACAGTTGGCTAGTGGCATCGAGTCACCTAGCCCATACAAGAAACCAAAGCAGGTGGAGGCTAAACCTGAGACGAGGAGACAGATGACAGATGAGGAGAGAGAACAGTTTGCTAAAATGCTTTCTAAGACACGTTTAGCTATTACCCGCTGTGGTTACCATGATGGGGAATAAAAATTGATTGTAGGTGTATGTACGCCTCAAGAAAGACACATAACAATGAAGAATGAGACAGCAGATATAAGAGTATTAGGAATAGAGAACGGATGCGTGGTGAGTGTGAAAGCTTCCAATGCAGAGAAAATGAAGAACTGGGAGAAGCTAAATAGCCCTAGTGATAAAGAAGATAATCGCAACAATAAACGGGGAGACAACCTGCACAGATAAGAATGATTTAAACAACTGAGCTTGAGACACTTCAAGTCCACTCCATCAGTGGCTTACATGGTATGCTGAACAATAAATGGTTAATGGCTCAGGCTCAGTTGTGAATTTAGATAAATAATAATTATGGCAGCAAAGAAAGCAGCAAGAAAGAAATCCACATCCAAGCCACCTGTGCCTGGTAAAGTGGTTAAGCTAACTGAAGAAGAAGTAGCAGAGAGAAGAAAGAATCTCGATGATCTGCACAGTGCACCAATTCAAATGCCTCCCAGTGTCTATGATGCTAGGAGAAAGCAATTGGAGAAGAATGGGACTGGTAAGATTGGGGGAAGACCGACTACTTACACTCCTGAAAGAGTTGAGTCATTTCTGAAGAATCTGAGGAGTGGACTACCTGTCAATAGAGCAGCAGCAATGGTTGGGATCAGCAATACTGCTTTGTATAGTTGGTTAGACACTTACTCTGACTTTAGGAGTTCTCTCCTGCAAGCAGAGACAGAGTACCAAGCTTTTGCTCTAAAAACAGTTAATGATGGCATAGCTAATGGGGATGGTCATTTGGCCATGAAGCTTCTGGGAGCACGGTTCAGTGATGAGTATGCAACCTCAAAGAAAGTTGATGTTAGAACTCAGAAGATCGATTCAACTATTACGTCTGATCAGCTTATGCATCTCCAGTCTGCTCGTTTAAATACGGATGTTGTATCCGCTGCAAATGTTATTGAAACGGAGGAAACAGATGCATCTGATGCGAAACTCACCACTGATCCACCACCACCTGACCATCCTGCTGAAAATGACCATGGGGGTACCCATATACCGGGGGGTACCAATCCCAACACCCCACCCCCATCAAAAGCCTCCCACACGGGGGATTCTGCAAACACACCCACATAAGCACTATGGTCATAGGAATATCAGGTAAGAAGCGTAGCGGCAAAGACACTGTAGGAGGCATGGTGATTGATTTACTTCATAACCGTAGATCCCCACTACCTGCCAGACGAGTTGCATTTGCTGATGAGTTGAAGCGGGAGGTGTCTGAGGTGACTGGTGTTTCATTGGCTGAGATTGAGATGGATAAAGATCGCTGGAGACCAATGCTGCAATGGTGGGGGGTTGAGTTTCGCAGGTATTACAATGGGGAGGATTATTGGATCAGGCAGATGCGTTTGAACTTATGCTCTAATGCAGATGATGAAGATGGTTCTATGTTTTCAGTGATCACAGATGTGAGGCTAAAGAATGAGGCTGACTACATTAGAGATCATGGTGGTTTTCTTATTCGGGTTAATCGTGAGACTAGCAATGATGATTCTCACAGTAGTGAGACCGAGCTTGATGATTACAATCGTTTCCATCGAGTTATTGAGAATAATGGCAGTCTGGATGATTTACGGGAAAAAGTCCAAGAGGTCATGGACAGCATGAGAATAGTGGATATGTGGGGAGTTGATTTATTTACTGCTAGTCGATAACTATGACACCTCCTCCTCCAGTCCATCATTTTATTCTAACCAACAACCGTAGTGGTAAGTGGTTTAGGTTGAAGGCTATTTGTTCTCCTACCGGGATGGAGACACGAGTGCAGACTAACTTTGAGCCAGATGAGAAGTTTGATGATTATGTTTATCATTGGCAGGAGATGGTTATGGAGGAGTATCAGGAGGTGACTGGGCTAGAGATAGATTGTGACGATTTACGCTAGGCAGAATGATGATGGATCATGGAGGTTATGGGTGAATAATTTTGGTATAGACTCTCCTGCTGGGACTAGGTTGAACAGAGGTGCATTGTTTCCCCAGGAGACACTGCACGATCACGAGGATGAGGCTGAGGCTAAGATTAGTGCGGCTAAGTTGCAGAAGTATATAGACGAGAGAGAAATGGCTTTATGGGCCAACAGGAGAAGAAAGCACAAATGGAAATAAAAGATTATTACGACAGGTTCAGTGATGCTTGGTTAAATGAGTATGGTTCATTGATTCAGACATCATTATTTGCTGATAAGCCAAAAGACTTTGCACAAGTAATGATGGGTAGAGCGATGATTACGCCACAGCATAGTGTGCTTGATGTTGGTTGTGGGGTTGGTGGTGTGATGCTTGGACTCATGGAGAATGGGGTTTTAGATATTACCGGGGTGACACTTAGCAGTAGACAGATTGAGTTGGGTAGAGAGTTGGATGCTGATCTAAATATGGAATTGGCTGATTTCATGGAGTGGGATGACCGAGGCAGGAAGTTTGATAGGATCATATTCTGCGAATCTTTTGGTTATTTTACTGAGCCTAGTAAGCTGATTGATAAGATCCGTGGATTATTGGCGCCAGGTGGAATGGTTTATGTGAAAGATTTGTGTGCTGTGAATGATCCTGACCTGATGCAGCAGGTTGGTCTTGAGGCTATAGGCAATTTGTGGAGATGGTATAACATATATACTACACAAGAGATGGCATGGATGTGGGGTATGAGGCGAATAGGTGGTGGGGATAATTTATGGAGAGAAACCTCCTGCCGTAAGTTTATTGATTTTGTCATGGGCAATGGATCATTTGCCAAGGCTCATGGTGAGGAGTTAGCCAATGCTGGCATGAAACAGCAACCAGCGTGGAATGGGCAAGTACCAGTGAAGACAAGTGACTTTTTATTTGCGTGATTGAGAAGGCTGAACAGGAGTGTGTGGATATTGTTTTAGGTAATCATCCCGGTGATAGCTGGGTATACACCAATGACCAGTATTCATTCCTAGACGGCATGTTTGTTAGAGGTGGAGTGATTAAGGCAGTGGCAGAGATTAAGAGCAGAGAGTGTGCATTTGGGACACATGAGAAAGAGATGCTTAATTGGAACAAGATGGAGGCAGGACAGTGGGCTAGTAGGTCATTTAGATGTCCATTCTATCTGTTCAGCTATCATGCTGTGAGTGATGTTGTGGCTTGTTATCAGGTGACAAATAGTTTGGGAGAGTTTGTGAGAAAATATGATGTAAGCGATTATGGGCAAAACAGAAACAAAAACGAAAGAGACACCAAAACAGTCAGAAGAACAGTCTGGCTCAACAGCGAAAACCCAAGTCTCCTCAAGAGATGCGGATTGCGATGTCTTTACTGAGAAGTATTTTGGGATAAAACTTTATGATTGGCAGAAGAAAGTTCTGTTTGACCTGAGCAAGCCCGGTGCAC